ATGTCTGGTTTTTATCGAACCAATTTGGGAAGAGTTGCGCTTCAACAACGTAATATTACGTTAAATGCAAAACAAAGACGTTTACTTCTATTAATAGACCATGAAGATTTTCAAAGTCTCGATACTGAGTTTAAAAAGCGGATCGCCCCACCAGAACTGATACAACAGCTCATTGACTTAAAACTAATTGCACCTTCTAATGAAAATTATTCAGAGTTACCTGAACAAATATCTCCCCAAGAGTCATCTATAACAACTAAAGAAATACATCAAAAAAATGTTGATGAGAATAAAAGTAATGATTTAGTTGGAGAAATTCAGGTTCCTCAATCAACTTCTGCGCCTTCTTCAAATATTGAAAATAACCAACCACGCATTCCAGTTCAACAGCTATCTTTTGAAGAAATACAACTATTAATGAAACAAAGCTTAAGCCAATACTGTGGCCTTATGGCAAAGCCACTTATTCAAAAAATAGAGCAAATAAAAACACTTCAAGAACTTAAAATGTGCCAAATGCAATGGATTACCAGTTTGCAGGAATCACGCATTCCTCCTCATGAGCTAGCACATACGCTCCATTCTATTAATTATTCAATTCAGCTTATTCAGCAACGCATCTAAAATAGAACAAGCTGCTGTTTAATTAAGCATTAAACTCACTTGGTACGTATTTCGTGCTTTACCTACCGGTGTTTTTTTCCTATGATGTGCCCCACACATGTGCGCTCGTAGCTCAGTTGGATAGAGTACAGGTTTCCGAAGCCTGGGGTCGTGGGTTCGATCCCCGCCGGGCGCACCAATTCATTATATTAAATCAACTACTTAACTATATTTTGGCGTAGATTTGGCGTAATGCGCTTTTTATCCACAGGTTTTTGACCTAATTTTGCTTCTTATCAAAGGTCCATCTTTTGCCATTGTAAGTCACAGTGCCATCTAAATTAATGGTCAACTCTTTTAATGAGTAGTCATAGATTTTAAGAACATTCCCGTTCTTATCTAAATCAGCGGGTAGATTGCAAGTATTTTCCATCCTGCCCGCTTCCGAAACCATGATCATGACTTGCGACATCACAAAGCCCTTACACAAATCGAGACATTCACATTACTATTAATTGTGTGAGCTGTGCAACCTGAGAATAGGAGGCACAGCAGTGTGATGATTGATGCAACTTTAGTGCGTTTACACATATAAGTTACTTCTTTAAAAAGAGTGCTCGTTCTGCTTCTCGGCGACGAACTAGGCCCTTCATAACCTTGCCACCTGCTTTGTTCCAAACTAGGAATTGATCGGCAGCGCCTTGGTAGTCGCCTTTATTAAGCAACTTGAGCAATGTTGAGCCCTTAAAAGCACCTGAACCAATGTTGTAGGTCAAAGAGACTAATGCATCAAATTGATTTTGAGTTATGGGAACTGTCACAGATTCATTTACAGTCTTTTCAAATTTAGCTAAGTCGTGTTTAAAATAGGCTTTAGCTTGCTCAGGTGTGCAAATGTCACCTTGCTTAACCTTCACACCATTTGGATAAACTGTGGTGCCAGTGCCAATGGTCCAGACTCCTACACCATCATCGTAAGCATTGAATCGCGTGCCCTCAAAACTAGTTATTAAATCTATACCATCATCACTTGTAGTTTTTCCACCTGGTGCAAGTTTTTCGACCACTTTATTTAGATCGTCTACTTGCGCCTGTGTAAGCTTGCCGCCTGCAATTACTCGGGCAGCATCGAAGAATGGTTTAGTTGTCATTGGATTCACCTTTCTTTTTCTCTAACTCAGAGCTACCAAAATAGAAACCACATGCAGTTGTCATAGCCCCTGCAATAAAACCCAATGCCGTATTAATCAGATTGCTATTTTCACGTGGCATATCCACAAAAAATAAAGCAATCACTAAAACAAACATCAGTCCCACTAATGCGAAAGCTAGATAAGCTCTTGTATTTTCACTGTTCATCGTCCTGCTTTCTCCAATCGTGATACTTTCTCTTTAATTAAAGACTGGTCTTGGCTTAATTGAATAATTGAAGAACCAACCCAAGCACATAAAGAAAATACGATGCCTGCAAATATTCCCAGCAATACACGTAGCACAGAAATTCCACCATCTTGCGCTGCTGTGCGGTTTTCTAAATTGGCGACTTTGATATCCAATGTATCGATATCTTTTTTGTTCTGTTCGCTAGTCTCTTTGTGCGCTTCATTAATGAAAGTCAGTCGAGTAACATGATCTGACAACATGCGAATATCACTCTGAATGGAGTCGATTTTCTTTTCAAATCTCAACCCGTATGATTCATTTTCAGTCATGCCTTCCCCCTTTCGTTTAGGCAATAAAAAAGCACCCAATCGGGTGCTATAAATAATTTGTTGAACTAATCCCTTAAGACTAACTCATCATTTTTGATTAAGTACTTATTTGCCGACACCTGGTGATCTACTTCTAAAAATTGTTGCCCCTCTTCTAGATGAATTGTTTCAGCTAGAAGAGGGGCATTCAATTAAATTCTGTATTTCACCTGTTTCAACCTCATAGACTGCAAAATATGCCATTACTTCCTCATCGTCATTGCATGAATATAACGTTGCGACACATTCATAGAACCCCCAGCAACCACTCTAAGTTGTAACTTGTATGTGCCGTAAATTCCAGTCGAATCGTGTCTCGAAATATTAAGTGTTCCGGCACTTCGCGAAGTACCTTGCACTGTAATCTTATGGGTATGTGCACCACCTTCAGACATAGTTATATTACCGCTAGCACTAAAGCTATGACTATGTCCGCCGACATTGCCTGTCGATCCACTGGCACTAAAACTGTGGTTATGGTAAGTACCTCCAGCATTAGTTGAGCCTGTTGTACCTGAAACACCAAAGCCATGACTATGTGAGCCATCTTGTCCTGTTGTACCACTGACGTTAACGGTAGAGCCATTATGGTTGTGCGAACCGTTTGCATCAGTGATTAAAGCAACTGAATTATGCTCAATAAAGTGAACTTCCAGATCCTCAAAAACAACCTGATCATTTTTGAGAACACGACAATAGACCTGCTGTTTCGGACTGTAGCCAGTAAAACTAAAGACAGCGCCAAAGGTTAAAACCGTATGTCCCATGTCAGAAGGGACATTTAACGTCTGAATAGTGACATATTCAGTATCAACACCCACTGAAATTTCGGCAAATGCAGATATTGGAACAGTCACGGCATGATCAGCAATCTTTAAAGTATCAACTGCAAGATCAGCAATTTTACCTCTGGTCACTGCAAGATTATCAATCTTAGCACTTCCAACTGCTAAATCTGCAATCTTACCGCGCTCCACCGCCAAGTCTTTAATATGAGACGTATCAACGGATTGATAATCCATAAATGCGGCTTTCAGATAAGCAGCAGGTGGAAAAACCGTTCCAGTTAATGGATCGGTAAATGATGTGGTACGGAAAATAAATGGATAAGATACGACACCATTACTACCATTACCGATAGCAACAGAATCAAAGTTGAAAATAAACTGAGACTCTACACCATCATTGGCACCACCCCAGCCTGCAATTTTGCCATTCACATCAAGCTTAATGAACTTTTGTGCATATAGCCCATTGACTGATTTAGTGACCTCTTGAACAGCAGCTTTATTACCATTCAAATCAGTTTGAATTGTATCTGTACGAATTGCTTGTGCTAAATCACTTTCAATACGCGCTGACTGTTCAGACCAGACGCCCGCATAGCCTCCCTCATTACCAATTAACTCAGATTCCGAGCCGATTAAAGGCGGGTTAATTTGAGCATAGACACCATCAAGTCTGATCGTTTGGGCATTAACTTTGTCATCAACATCCTTAATATCCGCCTTAACTTGCGTCAATTGTCCCGTTGAAGCTTTATCGTCAAGCTCAAGATTAATTAAATCAATCGCTTCAGCATTTGCAGATGACTGCTCAACTGCTACCTGTGCAGATTCACGTACAGTTGCAAGAGCACTATCATTACTTGCGATATATGTATCAATCTTTTGAACTGTTACTTTATCGCCCTCAATTCGTGCTTGTACTTCTCGTTGTGCATAAGCTTGTAAGTTATTTAACTCAACTGCCGTTGTATCAATGCGCTTACTAAGTGCCAAGTCTCCTTCGATCATTGCCGATTGAACAGACCATGTGCCAGCAAAACCTTGATCGTTACCAATTAGATCTGATTCAGAGCCAATCAATGCAGGATTCAGTTGTGCATACACACCGTCTGTTTTTTCAGCAACTAATGAAAGATCATCTGCAACAACACGAATATCTTCCTGAACCGCCGCAAGACCATCATCACTTGATTTCTTGACCGTTTCCACAACTTCAAGAACACTTTCATCACCATCAATAATTTGCTGTGAAAGGCCATCTGAAGCTTGCTGAATAGCGTTTTGACGATCAATGACTTCTTGTGTAATCCGATCTTTCGTATTCTGAATATCTTGCTTAAGTGGACCTATTTCAGCATCAATAGTCTCAATATGATCAATCTTGGTTTTAAGATCCTGGTTGAGCTGAGACTCACTGATTTGATCATTTAAAAGCTCAAGAACGTCTGTAGCATCGGCAGAAGTTGTCGCATGAGTCCAGTCCGACCAAGGTCCTATATTCCCGATCCTGTCGATCAAGCGGCCACGATAAAATTGAGTCAGATTTGACTGCAAGCCTTGAATCGTATGAGTCGTCGTTGGATAAGCGAATAAGCCCAATTGAGCAATGTTGCTGGTACCATCCGGAGAAACTTGAATCTCGGTATAAGCTGTATCTAGAGCACCAGTTGCAGGAAAGCCCCAGTTAAGTTTTATACCAAATAAGATTCCTGTCGCTTGGATAAATGCCAATTTTGGCGGTAAACCTTGCTTTCCAGAAAGTTCAGTCAAAATTGAATAAACTGGTAAAGAAGCAATCTCAAATGCTGAAATCGCTGTTACTCGTGCTTGATATTGACCCGCATAAATACCTGGTACTTCGACTGAGTTATTGCCGGTTACTGGAAGCTTAATCCAGCTGCCGTCATCCTTGCGCCACTCAACTTGATATTTAACCGCGCCCTTAGCCTGCGCCCAAGATACAATCATTGTCGCTAGATTGATGCCCTGATCAACTCGGCTTTCACCAGTAACAACGACATTAGTTACAGGATCCTGAATTGTTGGATTCACAATCGAAATCGGAACCTCATCAAAATAAGCACCCTTGTCAATGGCATCGAACTTGGCTGGATTATATTGAAGTGCAGTAACTGAAAATTGATGACTTTCGTCTTGAGTAATCGAGATCACTCGAAACTTCATTGTTGCTAAATCTTGAGCATCTATAACCCATACATTTTGAGTGGCAATAGCATCAAATTCATGAGTAACAGTTACCACTCGACCCGAGATAGATTGAACAATACGAGTTTGAGCTTTTCCATCCTCGCCATTAATAATCAGCCTGTCGCCAGCAACTGCCACAACGTCGTCACGATCTAGGGTAATGCTTTTACGATCTGCTGAAATAGCTGATACACGACCACCATTTGCACGACCTGCAAATAAAGGATCAGCAACTTCAATCACTTTCCCCGGCAATGGTATATAACCGTCCAGACCAACTTTGAAAGACACTGTACGTGTTTCAAGTTGCTCTGACTTTAAAGCCCAGTGACCTGCTCTCTGCGCTTGTCCTCGCGAAGTGCATCCCCATGCGTCAAGCTCAAGAATACGAACTTGACCTGCTTCAGCAATCGCCTTTTCATCGCGAACAAACTCATATTCGGTTTTGTAGTGATTAGCCGGGTTATCCCACGCAACTTTAACGACATTATGTCTATCTCGAGCACGGGTTCCCGCGTACTCAAAATTGCCATCAATAACATTAGCCCGGGTATAAGTGAAATAAGTATCTTGGGGAATATCCGCATCACAAATAATGCTATTACCATCCCAAAACGTTATCGCACGGAATACACCTGCTAACTTAGTTAAAATCTCAAATGCACCTTCTGCGCTCTGAAGATAAACATTACAACTAAAGCGTGGTTCCTGACCGCCCAACCCATCTGGTACCATCTGATCACAGTATTGGGCTAAACGATATAAGGACCACTTATCAACCATAAGTGGAGTTAAGCGGTCACCCAGCGCATAGCGATCAACTGTACAGATGTCGTAATAGATCCATGCTGGGTTATTGGAATAAGCCTCTTTAAACGTGCCATCCCACATTCCAACATACTGGCGAGTAATGGGATTATAGTTTGTAGGAACTTTTAGAATTCTTCCCTTTGTATCTGCAGCAACTTTAGCAACGTTTCCAAAAGTCTCGGCATCATATTGAAGACCAAGCAAAGCCGTATTTGGGTAACGTAATTTTGCATCAATGACTTCAGTCACTGCTTCAATATACATCTTGTCACTGACATACTCTGACGTTGAGTTAGGTGTAAGTCTGCGAACACGTATGAGCCAACCTGAGTCAGCTTGAGGCAAATCAATACGGTGAGCACGTTCATAATTAGCAGATGTTTTATCTGAAATCTTTGTTTTTAAAACTTCAGTCCACGCCCCACCATCAAGTTGTAAATCAATTGCGTATTCGATTGTAATGCCCGACACATCACCATTTGTGGCGTTTTGACTGCGTAAAGGTCCCCATTTTAAGCGTAAACGAACAGCATCAAGATCTAGATTGCTAAAAGCACGGACCCATGGTGTTTCCGACTTTAATTCAACATTGATGGAAGTTTCACTTTCGACTGCTGGGAAGCCCTCAATGTATTCCTGATCATTGGTTCCATTTCTAAAGTCAACTTTTACATTTTCAAAGTTAAGACTTCCATCTGCATTCTGAAGTTGAGTTTCTTCTAAATAAATTGACTGAAGCCCATTAGCTAATCCTTCAATCTCGCCTTCAGCTAAACCATATAGAACCTTGATAAAGGTTTTCGATTGAGCAGAATCTGGTGAAATGACAGATTGCCGTTGTTTATTGCTGCCTTTTTTTGCGCCTACTACTGCATTCATAAGAAATCTCACGCAATAAAAAAGGCGCTAGAAAGCGCCTATTTAATAATTTGAATTTACATCTGATCTTCTGGATATTGACCAGCACTCACAATAAATCCACCAATCTCACGTTGCCCATATAAAATCGGCACAGGATTACCTTGAGCAACCGTTGTTACGGCTCCACCAAAGCCTTTATTCGCTCTGTTTCCATCTTGGTTTTGATCTTGAGTCGTATCAACCTTTGGCATAAGCATCATGGCCACCCCACCAAGCATCATGCCAATACCTGAACCAATCAATGCAGCTCCTAGTGGGGCTCCACCGCCCAATGTGCCTACAGTTACTAAAACCCCCACCACGACCATCACAGCACCTAATACAGTCTGTAATATTCCATTACCGCCTGCACCAACTACACGTGGAACAATATGAATAACCTCAGCTTCAGTATTCATATCAAGCTGTTCTTCACCGATATTGTCACCAGTGATTAGGCGCTTAGTTTCATGATCGTAAATTGCTGGGCGTTTCTTGCCTCGCTTATTACTTGAGTTCTTTATTTTTAAAAACACGGCAAAGCGTAGGCCCTGCTCATGTGCATGCAACATAAAATGCTCAAAGCCAGCGATCTGAACAGATAATGCACGCATGGCTTCACGTGTATTTGCGACATCGAGCTTAAATTCACGACCGAACTTTTGTCCCAAGATGCCGTACAGCTTAATTGTTTTTAACATCTCTATGCCTCAAGATTTTTACCGTTCGATCTTTCCACTGTTGGCCATAAATTTCACGTACTGACTTTCGGTTATATGGATGATGTAAAATTAGAGTAGATCCGATACAAGTTTCAGTTTTTTCAGATTTTAAAACTCCATTATCTCCTAGCCAGACTACCGCATGATTAGGATGCTCGGTACGCCCAACACGACAAACAAGCATATCGCCATACTGCGGTGTATCAACTTCATAGAAGCCCAAGCCCGCTTTTTCATAATTCTCAAGGTAAAGTGATGGATGATCTTTATCTTCCCACCATGCATCATCCCGCTTAAAATCCATAAGCTCTATACCTAATTCACGACTATAAAAATCACGTATAAGTGCATAGCAATCTTGCCAACCATGAAAATAATTACGGCCAACAAGTGGAGGTTTATAGCCAGTTGGTTCATAGATTTGAAAATCTAATTCAGGATACGAACAAATCACCCATGGCTTTCTATGTAGTTCTATCTGCACTAAATCAAGCTCAGAAGCTCGGGGTGTTCCATCTGGGTGACTATGGACATAAGCCATAATCTCCCCTTGATCTTCTGCTATTGCCAAATCTTCAGGATGAATTTCAAACTGATCTTGATTATCAGAAATATTTCGACAAGCAATATATTGCTTGTCAATAATCACACCACAGCATTCAAGCGGATAGCATTCATCAGCATGCGCCATGATTGCTTTTTTTAGTTTCGCTGTAAGTTTCATAAGACCTCATAATAAACTTGAAGCCGGAAAACCACCGAAAGGCAATGGCTTATTCTCACCGAACCGCAAGCGGCAAGACCGCAGAAGTCCACCGCATCGATCAAGTGCTGGATTATCAGTTGGCTCACCTTTATCAGTGAACATTGCAACACCTGTGTAACCACATTCTTCGCCCCGATACTTCCCCATCATGCACCAATGGCATAATGATGTAATTTGGCGAACAGGAATTTTCAACCCTTCAAAATCGATTGGATTGGAGAGCTCGAAAGTCACTTGTTGTGCATTTTCAGATGTCTTTTGCTCGATGTACCAGATTTGTTCTTTAGCTTCATTCGAAGCAGTTGGATTGCCTTTTGTAAAGTTTTCAGCATCTAAGTATTTAGCAAGGGTGGTAATGACTTTAAGTTTTGCACCAGCAAAGTCTTTAAACTGCAAACAGTAAGCAGACACAGCATTTTGAATGCCGTTGATATTGTTGGCCATGCTTAAAGTTGGCGCTGAAGCTTTACCATCTGAACGCATTTCAAGCCCAGATACTTCCATGGCCATCGGCTCAAAAACTTGACCTTGCCAGATAATATTTCGGTTCCATACTTTCTGATCACCGGTATCAAAAATCTTTCCAATGCTGCCAGAGTCGGCACCAATTAAACCTTCGGAACCAATTGAAGAGTAGATTTTCTCCCAGTCTTGATAAGAAATATGCCCGTGAAAACGTAAAATGCCAGCCCCAAGTGAGCTGGCATCAAGTTCATACAAATGGATTAATCCATCTACATATAGTTTCTGGAAATCACTATTCAGGGTCATAAGTCACCTCGTCATAGATTGGATTTCCATCTTTGTCTAAGACTGGCACATC